CGCACGTCCGGTAAGGCCCCGCAAGAGCTGGTAGCAGCCCTGGTAGCCGGCCAGACATTCCCGTTTGTGGTAACGCTGACCCACACAAACACGTTTCCCTTGGTGGTCCCATCCACCGGGCTGAACACCACTATCGCGCCCAATACGCCGGTGAGCGTCAAGGTCAAGAAAGCGGACCAGGCATGGGTGATGATCACCGACCTGGCCGAGCTCGCGCACCGCGCCGACAACGACGCCGAAGACTTCGCAACCATCGTGGCCCCTGTGGTCGCCTCTGCTGTTGCTGAAGCTCAAGCCCCGGCCGTTGAGGAGCCAGCTGTTGCATCCGCCAAAGTCACGAAGGCGGCCGCTGCCGTTGTCGCTGAAGTGCCTGCTACTGAGGAGGTCGCGCAATGACCAGTCCTTTTTCCCGCTCGATTAGCGCGCGCTCTGGCGTTCAGCTCAACTACATCGACGACCAATCGGAACAGCCAAGCACCGACACGGTAGCGAACAACATGGCCATCACCGGCCGTTTCGCGCGTGGTCGTATCGATAAAGTCTTTGCCGTGAGCAAGGGCAAGGAAAAGCGCCTGCTGGGTGCTCCTGTATCGCTGTCTGTCAGCCGCCTGGGCGAGCCCTACGTTCACATCTACGAGGCTCTGCGCAAAGGGACGGTACAAGCCATCGTTTCGCGCCTGGTGAGTGCTACGGCCAAAAACCAGTTGATGGTGTGTACCGCTGCCAACGATCAAAGCGCCGTATGGTCGATGGTTGATGAGTCCGTAGGTGCCTCGGGCAGCTACCTGTTCGCCATCAAGCACCTGGAATGCTTCTCTGACGGCGTCATTGCCGAAGTGCATGCCAACATCGCAACCGATACCACGGGCGCGCAAGTCGCCTCCAAGATCGTTTCGCTCCAGCTGCGCGATGTCATCACCAACCTGGTGATTCTCGGCCCATACGTGGGCTCGCTCGACCCAGCTGCTCAAGATGAATTCGGCCAGTCGTATTACATCGCCGATATCGTCCACCAGTCCACCGACGTGCTCCAGGTGGTCGATGTGGCTGACGGCGCCACCGTGCCGACGTCGTGCTACTTCTACGGCAAGGCCAGCAGCAAGGACGTGTATGCGTCTCAGACGCTGAGCTACTTCACCGAAGGCCCGACGACCTACACCACCGACGAGATGGATGCCGCGATTGACCGGATCCGCAAATCGAAACCGTCGTTCACGTACATCGGTAGCGGTGGCACTGAAAACGTCGCGTTGATTTCGCGTTTGCTCGACCTGGGCTTGCTGATCAACAAGCAAGTGGCGTGGGACATTCTCGGCAGCTTGACGCCTGATGCTGCAATCATTTTCTACGACTCGATTGGCTCCTCGGCCGACAGCCTGTACAGCCAGTGCTATTGGGCGCCGTTCACGGCCACCAACCCGGCAGTAGGCGGCAACGCTTATATCGGCACTTCTGGCCAGAACATCGGTTTCCGTTGCACCCGTAACGCTCAGACCAACGCCAAGGGCATCGCGCCACGCAACGTGGTCATTGCCGGCAGCGACTACGGTGTAGACCGGACCAGCATCGTCCAGCAATACGAGATGGATGATGACGCCGGCGATTACGAGAACCTGGCTGTCAGCCGTATCAACCCTGTGGTGTATGTCGACTACGCCAGCGGCGGCAAATACGCCTGGTATGACTCGCTGACCGGTGCTCAGACCACGGGCGCAAGCAAGTTGATTGCCGTGGCTGAAATGGCGACTTACGTCGATGACACCATTGCATCCGCTGCGCAGGAATCTCTCCAAAAGCCGATGGCCACCGCCATCAAGACCATGACCACGTTCATCACCAATTTCCTTGGGGCCTGCCAGTCAGCCAGCTATTTCCAGGCGAGCACGGTACTGGATGGCGCGATGTGGTCGGCCACTATCGCGGAAAACTCGGCCGATCCGTTCGAGAAAATGAACATCAACACATACATCTGCTACGACGGTACCAACCGTATCACCGAGCAGCAACAGACCATCGTTCGTACCTAAGGGGAATTTATGGAACGCCTTATCGCCAGCGTTATGGGTAATAGCGCTGCAATCGCTGCACACTATGCAAAGGCGCCGGTCGCTCCTGTCATCGAGCAGCCGGGCGCCATGCTGGACAACGGCACGGCAGATGTACCGCTCGTGGGTGAACTGGTTGAGCCTGGCGCACTGGGCACCGTGGTCGAGGAGAACATGCTCGACAGCGCGACCGTTGCCAAGAACGACCTTGCCGCCATGCTGGACGCTGCCAGCACCGACAACACCGATTCGGTGGTGACCGATGAGATGCGCCAGGACGCGGTCAATGTGGTCCAGGAGTGGGCAGACACCGAGCTCGACGCGGGCGAGGGCTACGGCGACCGCCTGTATGCTCTGTGTGTCGGCACCGCTTCCGAAGGCGACGGCACTGAAATGTCCGACGACGAAGCGTATTACGCTGCCACCGTGGCCGACCTGGTAGGCGACTACCTGGAAACCAAGGGTATCGACAGCGACGACGTGGATGCGCTGTTGGGTAGCCTGGATTTTGACAACGACGTCGCTGCCCGCGTGCATGACAAGCTGCTCGACTCCATGCCCCAGGGTGACGACGCACTGGCCGACGATGCTGACCAGTTCGTGAACGGTGATGACGGTCAGATGATGGACGCCACTTACCGCAAGGTGCTGGCCATCCGTCACGGCAAGAAAGTGCGCATCAACAAGCGCATGGGTGGCTCCGTCCACCTGACTGCCGGCCAAAAGGCTGCTGTTCGCAAGATGCAGCGCAAAGCCTTCTCGGGCGCCGCCAAAATGAAACGGGCCAAGTCCATGCGCGTGCGCATGAAGACCCTGGGTAAGTAAGCCGTGGCTGACTTTAGCTTTGACAGCGCCGGCAGGATTGTAGAGGCATCCGTAAAGGGCGCCACTGCTGACCTGGCTGGCGCCACGACGAGCCGATTGCTGGGGTCAGCCATCACCGGTGGTGGGGGAGTGGTGGCAAGCGTCGCCACGGGCCTCACCAGGTCCGCCGTCACGACGCTGTCGGGGGCTGTAGGCGGTACCCAAAACCTCAACGCACTATTGAAAGGTGCTGAGAGTGCGTCGGGCGCGGTCTCTGATCTGTTCACCGGCAAAACCAGCCTCACGGGTATCGGCACTTCCATCGGTAGCACCATCACCGGCGCTGTTGATACGGTGGTGAGTGATGCCAAGGCGGTTGCCGGCACAGTATCGGATCTGTTCACGGGCAAAACGAGCATCTCGGCCGTGGCCAGCACCATCACTGGCAAAGTGGACTCCTTGCTCACGGGCAAGACTACCACCACGCTCACCGGCACCACCGCCGCCAATACGTTCGGATGGTCAATCGATTCGGCGGACCTTGGAAGCCAGTGGGGTGCGCTCAACCTGGCCTTGATGGCACGTCTGTTTGTGTGTGACTCCAAGGGGGTGGCCGATCTGGTCAACGAGCCGTCTGGTATCTATGGCGCGCTGACAGAGGGCGCGGTGAGCATTGTGCAGAACTGGCAATCACCGTTTGAGAATACGGGACCAGAGACCAAGGCCCCGGCGCTGACGGGCATGCTGCAATCTGGCTCCCTGGTACCGGTATTGAGCGCTTTGCAGGCAGTCACCCCAGCGGACGGTGCAATAGCGGCCAGTCTGAACACGGGTACCGACAAGCTCAAGTCAGTGGTCAAGGATCTACAGGGCCGCACAGGCATTACCAAGCTCAACAGCACGCAAGTGTTCTCGGGCATGCCCCCTGTGAAGTTCAATTTCACGATCCACTTTCGGGCGCTTTCAGACCCTGATAACGAGGTCGCAGCACCCCTGGCCAAGCTGCTCGAGTGGGTATTCCCCCAGGAGCTGGCGGCTGAAGGGATTCTGTCGCAGGTGATTTCAACGGCCAGGGACGTCGATTCGTTTATCAAGGCGCTGTTCCCTTCCAAGGCTCCCAAAATGGTGGGACTGACCCATGGCGGGCGCACCTACTCGCCGATGGTGATTGAGAACGTGGATTACCCCCTGGATTCACCCATGGACGCCAAGGGGCGCTACATCAACCTGCCGGTGACTATCTCCATGTCGACGCTCACCGCGCTCGACAGGCCGGATATCAAGCGCTGGTTTGGTAACGGTAGCGGCATTACGGTCAACTCCTAAACGCCCTGAAAATACGCTAGGAAAGCACGCAAACCCCCGCAAAATCGGGGGTTTTTTACGTGTGAGCATGACCCTCGTTTGAATTCAAACTCCGAGGGTTAGGTATGTCTGTCTCCAGTATGGCGGTGTTGAGCCGCACGTTTCAAAACACCAACGACCTGGGCGCTAAGGCTATTCAAGCTGACGCCATGATCGTATTCGACGGCTATGAAAGTGATATGCCGCTGCTGTGCAAGCAATTCCCCTGGCCGGTGGCGACCACCGGTGATCCGATTGAGTTTTATGGCCCCCTGGGTCAAAAGATGGTCCAGCCCAAGCAGGTGCAAACCCAGCAGTCGGGCCCGATTGCGTTCTACGAAACCCGCGCAAACACCGCTGGCTTGTTCCTCAAGGCTGTTATTGCCGCTGGCGGCGTACTCAACGGCACCGTGTATCAAGGCCGCGTTGATGACAACACCGGAAGCGAGCGAATCCTCAACGTCATACTGGTGATCGATACCCCAAGCCGTGACTGGGAAAACGAAAGCCAGGTACTGACCCTTGAGGGTACGTGCCACTACCACTGGTTTGCGAGCCAATAACGATGAAAATCAGCCAATTAGTTATCCAGTACAGCGATGTACTGCCAATTGGTTGTGTCCTGACAGACGAGCAAATTACTCGCAGCCTGCGCGATGCTGTTCGCCAGTATTGCGGGTATGCCCGTCTGGTCGGCGCTACGTCCACCGATGGCATTCACTCCGATATCGATGAAACGGAAACAGCGGACGGCCTGCAAGACCTCGACTTGACGCCCAGCGAGCTGGCGATTGTCCGGCCGCTGTGGCTGCTGTACATCGAGAAAGAAAACGCGCTGGCGCTCGAGGCCTCTCGTAGCCAAGGTGCCGACCCCTTTGGCCGCTCAGCTGCTGAAGCTCAGGGCGGTATCGATGAGTACCACCAGCGCCTGCCGGCTCTGTGCTTCAACTACCAGCCGGTATCGATCTAATGGCCGACATTTTCGCGCGCCTGGCGTACCAGGCCACCCAATCCGTTCTCCCCAAGCTGTCGCTCCCCAACAGCGCCATGAAGTACGTGGCCACCGCCACCAACCTGCTTAACGGCAATGTCGAAGGCGCTGCCAGTGCGCTGATGGATTTGGTGTTCGGCCGCAACAGCATGTTTTCCGATGGCAACGTGATCACGGGCGGGGTGCCCTGGTCGACGCTTACCGACATGTTTGACGAAGCCTATGGCGTCATACGTGAGCGCACGAACCTGTGGTTTATCGCGGTCGAGCCCATCGCTGGGCTGAGCGCCCCGCGCGTCAACCTGCTGGCTACCGAGGCCTCTTACACCGGGGTGCAGCTGGGCTGGGATTCTAAAAAGATCGGCTCAGGGTTCAGCCATACATCCACCGGCGCCGAGCCTGTCGAGCTACGCATCACCTGTTACGACTGCAACGGTGAAATCAAGGCCTGGTTTGACCAGCTCAAGTACTCCGCTGCGCCTCCTGATGGCAGCTTTGGCCTGCCCTCCGACTATACGAACAACTTCACCGTCACCCACGGCAACATCCAGGAAGGGTACGGCTACGTTTCGCCTACCTGGACGATGGTGCCCGTGTCGTGCGAGGTCAACCTGTCGCGTTCAAACGATGATTTCACCGCGCTGAACCTGACCTTTCTCCAATACGATTATTTCGGCGGCCTCTGATGCAAAAGTACATCCCCCCTATCAACACCAAGCGCCTGCACCTCGAGCTCCACGAGATGCAAATCGACGATGCCGAGGCGCTGTGCGAAATCCCAGCCGTCTACGACCAGCGCACCATGACTGACATGCTGCGCCGTATTGCTCGCTCCAGCGACCGGCCGGGGGCTGTTGCCGATCCGCGCCTATGGTCGACCAATGAGCGCATGTTTGTGACGGCCAGCTACATGGCGGCCGTGATCGAGGACGGCCCAAATTTCGCGATAGGGAAGGGGCATTTCAGTGACTACCTGCTCCCTGATACCGACTTTGTAGCTGAGGTGCCCTTTGAGTTCGAGGGCAGCCAGCTGGTGTGGAGCCCAATGCTCGGGTACCAGGCCGAGGTCATAGAGACGCTGGTGACCTCAGGCGCGTACAAGCCCACTGATTACACCTGGTGGTGCGCCGCAATGGCGGCATGCGTGCGCGGGGCAGACGAGGAACCGATTGCGTATGTGGATGACGCCACCTATGAGGACGTACTCAAGGAGCGCATCACCAACATCCGCGCCCTGGCTGAGAGCCAGTTTGTGGGCTTGTTTGACGCCTACATAGATGCGGCCGCACAGGGTGCGCACCTGGTCTACGCCATCACCAGTAAACACGGCGTGGTAGCGGCCCAGGTGAGCGTCCCGAACCAAGACACGGGGGTGCCGGAGCTTGCTCCCGCCCGATTTCCTGCCCATTCCTGCATCAGCCAAAGAGCGCGTCAAATTATGGGCCTCGTATAACGCGGTACGCGCTGAGCTGGCCCTCTACTTCGGCCAGGATCTGGTCACGTGCGGCAAGCTCACCGATTCGCGGGTGAAAGCCCTGTTTGAGTCCAAGC